AAAGCACCTACAATTTTCTTTGCATTTTCTTCAGGATAACCTTCTTTTACTAAGGCATTAACTTTACCTTGGAAAGTATCATATTTTCCTAAATCTGCTTTTTCAACATCTTCAAAAAATGCTCGTAATATTTCGTTTTGAGTATCATAATAGTTTTGAAATTCCTCTTGATCATCTTTAAATGAACGATTAGGTTTAAATTTTCTGCTTGTAGGTTTATGAACTACAGTAGTATCTCCGTCTTGTGAAACTTTCTGTTCTTTTACTGGTCTATTTCCTGCTCTTCTTACTGTGTTTGCATTATCAGTTGCAACATTGTGAAGTGTTCTTGAAGTTCTTTCAAAGTCTTTAGTTGGTTCTAATTCTTTTGTAACAAAACATCCCATTTTGGTACATTGAATTACCATTTTTCCGTCTCCACGGTCAGTTGCGTTATGTTCTGCTTTTGCAATAGGATTAAAATCAGTGATTAATGCCATAGGTACTGCAGGATCTTTACAAACTGCTACCTCATAATGTTCCAAGTCTTTAAGAGCATATGCTATTGAACCGTCTTTCATTACGGTTGGAACTCTATTTGTTCTGGTTGCACCACCAAATGATAGTCCTTTATACTCTTTATTTTTAATTTTATTCCAAATAACATTATCTAGTTCATAATTTTTGAATATTTTACCAGTAATCTTAATTGCAGGAAGTGATTCGCCTTCTTTGTTTACTGCTGTTGTCATTGCAAAATTAATTCCTTTTCCTATGATACGGTTAGAATGAGTATCTGAAATTGGTGCTCCTCTATCCATCCATACAGGTAAAACTTTGTATAATTCGTCAACTATTGTGATTTCTCCTTGTTTATCTTTCATTTGTACTGTTAAAAGACCTTCAAAATAACGTTCATCAGATTTAACTGGTGACATAGCCTTCAGGGTTGTCTCGAAAGAGTTAAAATAAACCTTATCTGACATATAGAAAATCCAGTGAAATAACATATAAATATTATGATAAAAAAGGTAAGATGGTTGGGTTATTCGCCCAAAACATAGCCATTTACTCTTTCTTTGCTTTTGAAACTGCAAAGTCAGCAGCAAAACCAGTGGTTAAACCGATTAAACCTAGACCGACTAAACCTACACCTTCAGTTACAACCGTTTGAGCGATTGCGATTGCTGCAAATGTAGAAACAATCAGTCCTCCTGCTAGCTTTCTTGCTGAGTATGGCTCTTCAGAGTGTAAATATCCTCTTAGGGTATTCAATCCTGCACCGATTACAGCAGCACCTACAGTTACTAATAGTGGATCTACCATGAACCATCAACTTTTAGGAACTATATAACTTTTGTGAAGGATTTATTCGGAAGGTTTATCTAAAACCTTGCTTACCAAGTCTTCTAAATCTGAATCTGCCTCTTCATGAAGCCTATTAGATTGTCTATCTAATGCCGTTGCTAAAATAATGAGGGCTTTTCGGAGTTGTTGTATCTCCGAACATAGGTTTTTCTGTGTATTGGAAAGTTTCTTAAAATATGCTAATAATGCACCACCACTTCCCATAACTAAACCTATAACTATTTCTGAAAATAGGTCGTCTATTATTTCGAGCATAGAGTTTTTATACTATTCAACTATTTAAATTAGATGGGTTCTAGGTATCTAGATTCAATGAGATATAATAGAGTCTCTGGGTCTTCTGCAAGAATTGTCATTAGTTCTTCAGCATCGCTGTGTGCATTAACATTAAACCTTCCACACTTATAACAAACACTAACTCGTAAATCTCCTCTTTCATATTCGTAAACCTTCATACCACACATACATCTACCATCTTTTGGTGCTTTTCCCTTTCCCAGTTTAAACATGATTAGATTTCAGTGGGTTTATTAATAAGTATTACCTACTTCTAACATGGCATCGTCAATATACATATATGATAGTATTGATGAATTTGAACATTTTTACAAAGGTTGGTTAGATGAACCACTAAGAAAAATAGATATTACTGATTTATACGTTCATGAAAATGAAAAACTCTGGGTTGTAACAAATACAAACGATTTGAAAGAAAGACCTCGTTTACAAAAATCTTTAGTTCATTTTAGAAATAATACAGTTGAAGAATACAAAACAGATAAGACAAAACTCATTCTATTCGATAAAATCAAATTTAACAAGAAAAAAATGGTTTTAGAGTTTTTTCCACGATTTTTACGGAAACCTTTACTAAGTTGGAAGGTTGACAGGCATTTAGATGCAAATATTCCAAATAAGAACAAAATTATTGATTATAACCATAGATATTACGATTATGAACTAGATAGACTTAATCTTATCCTAAAAACTAACGAGAGTTCCCCAATCCCTGTGAAAATATGATTTTCCAATCTTTTCCGTGTTTTTTCCTTTGTTTTTGCCAAAATGGGTCAGCACCAAACTGTCCTCCCTGTTTATTATAATTTTTCATAACCTTTGCAACTTTTTCATGACATCTTTTGCATAATCTTGCATTTATCTGTTCCATATTAAACTTGTATTTTCCACAAAAATAACATAGTCCATAATAAACTGGTTTTATTGAAACTAATAGTGGTTCTCTACCTCTCTTTCCTGCACAGTCACCACAAATATCAAAAACTCCTGCTCCTGCAGCATCATTCTTTAAACAACCAAAACAAACTGCTTCCTTGTAATTATTTACTCTTGTCTCTTCATTCTTCTGGTGAACTTCCCATATTTTTTTACCTAGGTCAGTTCCACCTGTATTTACATCTAACTTAGTTGCCATTATCCCTTTTTAGGTTTCTTATCTTAATAATTGTTTCCTCTAAAGCGATGAATGTATCTTCAGTTCTAAATGTCTCTGTTTCTGCAATTATTCTCTGTATGGAAAAGTCTATCTTATCCATTTCTTTTTTCAGTTCTTTTTTATCATTTTTCTTTTTTCTAGTCGTCATCTTCTTCTTCCTCATTAACGTATTTTTTACTCTTATTTATTTGTTTAGGCTCTTCTTCTTCCCATTGTCTCATGCCTTCAAATTCTGCCTTTACAACATCTCTTGCTTGTCTAACTGTCATACCTGTTGATTTTCGTAACTCATCAACTGTTTTTGTTTTCTTCCAACCATAATCAACTGCAGTTTGTAATGTGTTTTTTACAACTTGGAAATTACTTGGTGTAATTCCATCTGGGTAATTCTTTTGTGATAGAGATGTACCTGTTCCAGTACTTGGTGAACCCTGTGCAATTCCTCCCATATCAGAAGGTCTTGATTGTGCAGGCATACCTGAAAATGATTGTCTATTTTCAACTGGTGCTGCAGTACTTCTTCCTCTACCATTAATTCCACTATTATCCATTGATTCATTCATCATATCTAAGTTAGCTTCTTTTGATACGTTAAAGTCTCCTGTATGTGTTCTTTCTATTTCAAATCCCATCTGTTGTAACATTGCCATATTTTGTATTTCCACACCATCTCTTTGTAATTCTGCTAGTTTATCATTCTCTTCTCCTTGTACTAATTTAATATCCCAATCATCAACTCCCATAATCTCTGCAAATTTTTTGAGGAATGATTTGAATAAAACATCTTGTCCCCACTTAACAGCTCTGTTTGTAATTGTAACTTGTAAACCTTCTTGTGACCATCCACCTACCATCTCTCCATAGTAAAGTGGCAATACTCCAAACACTGCACCAATAATTTGTCTTAATTCTTTTCTTACTTCAATAAATTGTAATTCTTCTAATGAACCAGTAAAGTCTATCCAGTTTGCCATGTTCTTTCCACCTTTGTCGGATTCTACCATAAGTGGATGTATCATGTATGGGTCTTCTATTGCTTTCTGTTCTAAAGCATCCCATGACTTTCTAAACGTTTCATAGTTTCTTGATGCAATAACCAATAAACCTCTTGGAGGTCGCATTTTATCAAAGTATTTACGAACATATTCATCCATATGAGACAATGACATAGCCTTTGACCATACAGCGTAAATAGGAGAATAACCATAAATCAATGAAGGTCTATACTTTCCTGCTTTCCAAATAACCTCACCTTCACCATAAATTACACGTTTTGGGTGTGGTACACCTACTGAATATACGGAGTTTACTTCAATAATTGCTTTAATTGCCTTTGCGTTACATCTATCACATCTTTCAGTGTATAATCTCTTATCTCTATGTTCAAATCGTGGACAAACAAAGATTTTCTGTCTTTTATCATCATAACCTATTCTACCATCACTATCTGCTATCATAGCAACCTGTGGAGGGTCAACTCTTAATAATTCTTTAATTTCGGTTTTTTCTGCATCTATTTCACCTGTTAGGTCATCAATAAAGTAATTTTTTAGTAAAAGTAAGTAAGCATTGTCAGCAATTTCCAAATCACGTTCTAATTGTCTTGTAACATCTTCTAATGTTTGATTGTTTCCATTTACTGGTTTTGACATTAAAACTTCAAGTGTTTTTCTGTGTTCTGGTATAGGTCTTTTCAAATCATAACTTTGACATGAATCACATTGTATTTTCTTTGCATCTTCTTTACTTTCTCCTTCAACTTCTATTTGTGGAGCATATTGGAACTCTTTTGAACAATTATTACATTTGTATTTGAATCTTTCAACTATTTCAAACCCATTTTTGAACATTTCACGGTTAATAGTCTCAATAGGAATTCTAAGTGCATCAATATTCTCTGCTAACTCATAAATCATAATGAGAGGAAATGGGAAAATTGGTAGTTTTGCACCTGTATCGGTGCTCATATATGGCTGTGCTACACTAGGTCTAGTTGTAGTTTCAGTATATGATTTGTTAGAAAGTCTAAAAACACCCTTTAAGGTATCTGTAAATCCCATATAAAGAGTGATTAACCCTCACTAATAAACTTGTCGAGTGTTGTCAGAATATGTCAGATTTTGTCACGATCGCCATGAGAGCCACAATATATGTCTCTGCCTATGTTTTCACTGCATGAACATGACTTTTTTGCCTTATTTTCCTTTTTTACAGGGGCTACTTCCTCTGCAATTTCATATTCTGGTTCATTTTCAACCATAACAACAAATAAATACCTAACCATATAAATATTATTGCCTAGTGGTGTGAGCGATTGCATACTCGTAAGAGAGGACTACCGTAGCGAAGTAGCTAGGTAAACCTTATAAGACGACTATTTAAATGTATAGCATGGTCGAATTAGAGGTTGACGACTATAAGAATCTCATAAAATGGTTTGAAATGGCTTTTGCCAAATTACCTCCTACAGAACTACCAAACGGAGACAGAAGAACCTTTTGGAAGCTATCTTTTCTAGCAGAAGACAAAATTAATGAAACCAGAGTAGAAAAAGGCATAGATGATTAATAAACATTGAGAAACATTTATATTATAAGGTATATAAAGACAAATAGTCCGTCAGGGATTACCTAGACTCTTGCGAATCTAGTCACTATTAGGTAGCCCTCTTAGGACTGTTCACCTCCTAAGATTCGCACAACCTTTTTATTAGCGAATTGGTAAAAACAAACATGCTACGATATGTAATATTCTTTATAGGCTTATTTTTGACATTTACGCTATTATTCTCACCAATAGGAATACCGTTAATGATAGTTGCTTGGAAATGGCACTTGATAGAATTCAAAAGACAAAAAAGATACGATAAAGAGTTACTGGAAAATCTTAGATAATCTCTTTCTTTTTGACATCTGTTTAGTAATACCCTTACAACAAGGACATCTCATATTAACCAAGTCGGTTCGTTTTAACCATGCACTACATCTTCTACATAAAACATGCGTTGTATATGGATTACCATATGGTCTTTTGGTTTCAATCCTACTACAAACGCCTTTACAACCGTGCATGTCATATATCACACTTGACGTAATTTAAAGCTTTATATTACGGAATCGTATAGTAATATCATGGGAACAAACTCTGTTTGCATAGGTAAATGCGAAAATCTACTTAGAGATACAAGATTTTCTCAAGGCATGGATATTTATGAAAAAAATGCTTATTGTAGGCATTGTAAGGTATATTTTCTTAAAGATATATACTTGAAAAAAGAAGGAAGACCAACATGTCCTTGTTGCAATGGTCAAGTTAGAATGAGAGCATCTGCCTCAGCAAGAAACAAAACAAGAAGAAGAAGACTCCAATTTCCAAACTCAAGAAAGATATATATGTGAGATATACATCTATAAAGTAATGAGAGTTCAATACATACTTGCATTAATTGGTTTAATCGGCTTAAGTCCACTGGCTTATGCAGAACCAAGTAGTGTAGAAGTAACAAGCTTTCCATTCGAGAACTTGAGAGTTATGGAAGATGGACATATTACTTTCTCAAACTTAGACGGTGAAAAACAAATGAGTTTTGTTGCACATGGTTGGTTTGAGGGCGTAGTAGCCGTAGGCGAGGTTTTGGTGGTTCAACTACCAACACAAAACTGTGGCACAACATGTTACGAAGCAGGCGAATACTATATACAAGACCGATACACAAACGAGTACTCTGTCTTAACAATAGTTGCTCCTCCTGAACCAGAACCACAACCACAGCCTGTGGCACAAGTTCAAGTTGTTCAAGACCCTATATATAATGTAGAACTTGTTGAAGAAATTTCAAACAGTGAGTTTCAACAACAACTAGTCGAAGTAACAAATTCATTAAACTCTTCTCTCGAAACTATAGCACTGCAAAAGAGCCAAATTGAGGAATTGCATGTCAAACTAGCCGAAGCCGAAACAAGGGGGCAAAACTTGTCTCTACAACTAAACAACACTAGCGTGAGCAATTTAAGGACATTAGAGTTGGAACAACAAGTTCAAGTTCTAATTGCAAATTCAACATCTGCTAACGCAGAGTTGCGTTCGCTTGAGAATGAGTTGACACAAAGTCGTTCCGAATTGGCAATCATTGAAAATGATTTGGTACAAGTCACACAAGAGCGTGACGAATGGAAACAACTAGCACATAGTTGGTATGCAGTTGCAATGGAACAACTACGAGTCATGGTTAATACACTAGGCTTGTAATCCATTTTTTTCTTTATATAAGTTTATATATAACTATATGTTTTATTTAACATGTTAGGTGCAAAGCAAATTGATAAGATTATATGTATTGCATGTCAGGAGACATTAGGAGAACATTCTAAGAATGGACTGGCAAGATGTTTATTTCGAGTGCAGGGGACTTATATGTCAGAAGTCAAGGAGAGAGTTACTGCAGAAAACAAGGAGAAGGCAAAGGAGAGTATGACCCAATTTAAGAAGCAGAGTGATGTACAATGATTCATTTTTCAAATACTAGGATAAAGTGCACTTCGTGTGTAAACGCAAAATGCGATAAGCACTGTAGATGTTTGTGTCATATTGAGGATTTTCATGTACGAAGATAAGAAAGAACGGCAAGCACATTTAAAGGACTTTAAGAGAGTCTTGGAACGTGTAGAAAAAGAACCGAATCCTAATGAGTATCGTGTTAGGGTAATTAAGGAATGTATAAGACGTTGCGAAGATTAATTAACTTCTTTTATCGCCCTCGCAAAACCTTCGCTCTATGCTTAGGCTGTCTATCCTCCAACACATATATAAAGGATAAGAAGAATACTACTTGCAGTGTGTGTTCATGTTAGAATGTATAGATGGTTTATGGTTCTGGTTTAGTAACTGGTTTTTCAACACTTGTATCTGATTTGTATCTAATTTTTTTCGGTTTGTAGCCCCCCTTTTTTCAATTTTCAATTTTTTTCCATGAGCACTTGGCTCGCTAACTCAGGCGTGGTACACTGTGGAAATACGCATGAAGTGTTATATATCATGGCAGTATAGGGAGGGTAGAAACAGTGAGTGGTTCTCCACTGGTGTTTCTGACCTTGAATCGAGGCACGTAGCGATTACGCATAGCGACTGCTCTAACGGTCGCCATGAGTGTGAACTATAGCCGAGACACAATGGGTCGTCACTTTAGAGAGTGGCAACTATGAGTAATAGTGGATAATAGGCACAACACACCGAAAGGGTGAATACGCCACGATTATGATTTATAGGGTGCACTAACGACATGACTGGTAGGAAAGGCTAACGCTATAACTATCAGTCATCAAACTGCAAAAACTGGCGTGGTAGCAAATCGGAATTATAATTTGACCAACTGCCACGCCTACCTATTTTTTTGCTAATTGTATTAACTTTTTTAACCGAAAGGTATATATAGCGTAGGTCGCAGCAGCGTATGCTAAGCACTTACGAATCAATTTAACCATTTATATACCATTAGAATGAACAATTTATGTGATTGTGACTACTGTAAGAGGTATGCACAGTGGTATAAATATCGTTGCGAGCATGACTATTGGTCAGTGCTTCGTGATGATAATGCAAACCGTAGGTTAGATGCTTCTAACCAATATCTTCCCATCAAGGCTACCGATAGGTAAGCCTATTTTTTAATCATGTATTCAAACCATGTACCCAGATTACTCGCACGCAGTTTATATAACGATTATCTTGATAGTTATGTAAATCGAGATAATACCAAGACATTTACCATGAAAGATATAAATGGTATTAGGCAAACTATGGGTTTGTCTCGTCATCGTAAGAAGGAAGGATTTGAGTTATTTGTATTCGCTCCTCAAAAAGAGGAACAGGCATACGATGTATTCTTGATAGCCACGCCTGCTGTCAAGGCAGTCATTGATATGTGTTATACTACAGGCAATCAAGATTCATTTGGTTGGGGTAGTTCCAGTATTTTATGGCAATTAGAATTTGATGGTAAAGATAATGAAGCACATGCTGCAACTAATAATATATTCACACGTAATATGAGGCGTATTGGTTGTCAGCGATATTATGTAAATCACCCAATGCCACCATCATTCTTCAACACATATAAAAGAGATATTATAAAATCAATTAAATCCATGAAGAGATGGTATGATAACATTAAACAGGATGAGGATGGTACTCGTCTTAATGATTTATTTAAAGAGCCTGAAGAGTTTTCAGGAGTGGTGGAAGAAATTGATGTAAACCAAGAGTGGAGGTTAGATTAGAATGAGCAAACGTAAAAAGAATAAACCAGATGATATAATTGCAGGAAGAGGTAGTGAGCGTGAAGGTGCTTGCGATGGAGACTCTCAATACTTCACACCTGATGGAAGCGTTGAGGTTGTAGGAGGTCACGACCCAGATGATTGTCAGTGCTTCGATTACTGTGAGTGTGATGAGTGTGAACGCTGCACTTACTGTGAGTGTCATCCTGAAGATTGTGAGTGTGATGGTTGTCGAATCTGTAATAGGTGTGACGAATCTCTTGGTAATTGTAATTGTGAACATGATATTGCTGTTTCATGTCTAATGGGATGTCATAAATATACCCCAGAACAATTAGTGCGTAAAGCATTAGTAGATGATTGGGATATAGATTATGCAAACCAAGAGTGGATTGAGAATGGGTATAGTGAAAGTTATTTCAATGTAATATGTGAACAGTTAGTAGAAGAGATGGAAAGTTATTCAGGTGGTTCTGTCAGAGAATACTGTGACTACTTCTGTTCAAGTTGCGATGATGATGTCAATAATAGATTTTATACTGATTGTGCGAGTGGTAATGGTTCAGCACATTACTGTAGCCGTGAGTGTGATTGTTATTGTGAATGTTCTAGTGGCGAGGGCACTGATGGTGAGTTAGTTAGCCCAGTTCTTAGAACACAGAAAGATATGATTGAATGGAATGAAAAGAATCATCCTTATGAAACTAACAGTTCATGTGGTCATCACGAGCACCGTTCAACCAAACTGTTAGCACATCATTGTGTGTTGGCAGAAAAAGAATTCACTACTTATCTTGTTAAAGAGACATATAAATGGGCTGAAAAGAATAAGATAAACAAAGGGTCAGCATTATATGAGAGACTGAAAGGCAACAATCATTATTGTAAGATGGCTTACAGATTCTATGAACAGGTACTAGACACCGACCATTATCCTGACTCACGCTACTGTTTCGTTAACTATTGTTGGCAAAAACATAGCACAATGGAGATAAGATTAGCACCTGAATTTAAAAAGAATGAATTGAATGTGAAGTGGGCTGTGTTTGTTGATGAG